AGGTGGACAAGATTGCAGACAAGCTGCGCGCCACCGTGCCTCACTGGACGGAGATGACCGATCAGCAGAAGTGCGCGCTGATCAGCTTCGCCTACAACCTCGGCTCGGGCTTTTACGGCGCCAAGGGCTTTGAGACGATCAGCAAGCGCCTGCGCGAGAAAGACTGGGCCGGCGTGCCCGATGCCCTGCTGCTCTACCGGAACCCCGGCAGCAACGTCGAGGCTGGCCTGAAGCGCCGCCGGATCGCGGAAGGCGACCTATGGGGCCGCGAGCGGCAGACCACCGGCCCCATCGAGGCGATGTTCACGCCCGAAAGCCCCTTCAGCTACAAGATCACCCCGCACATCACCTACGGCGAATTTGCGCTGAACCAGGAGGCGCGGCGCTTCGATCATCAGTACCAGTGCGATACGGCGCTGCGGCTGGCGCAGTTCCTGGAGAAGGCCCGCGCGCAGTTCGGCGGCAAGCCGGTGGTGATCACCTCGGGCTATCGCCCCACGGCCATCAACAAGCTGGTGGGCGGCGCCAGCAGCTCCGAACACCTCTACGACGGCATCGGCGTGGGTGCCGTGGACTTCTTCATCGACGGCGCTGACATTTACGCGGTGCAAGCCTGGTGCGACAAGACCTGGCCGCACAGCCTCGGGTACGGTGCCCAGCGTGGCTTCGTGCATCTGGGCATCCGCAAAGGGGGACCTAGGGTGCGCTGGGACTACTGAACCTGCGTGATCCTTCCTGACCATGAGATCCGTCGCCTGTGCGAGCAGCACGCGATGGTCAACCCTTTCAACCCCGATCTGATCAACCCTGCCAGCCTGGATCTGACGCTGGGCGATCGGATCATGATCGAGGTGGCCGAGCACCCTGAGCTGCAGATCGTCGGCATCACGGGCCACACCGCCGAGGACCCCTACTGGCTGCAGCCCGGTGAGTTCTGCCTGGCAGAGACCCGCGAGATCTTCTGCATGCCCGATCACGTCTGCGGACTGTTCTTCCTCAAGTCCAGCCGCGCGCGCGAGGGCTATGAGCACAGCCACGCCGGCTTTGCTGATTGCGGCTGGTACGGCTCGCGATTGACGCTGGAGTTGAAGAACGCGCGGCGCCTGCACCGGCTGCCGCTGTGGCCGAACATGAAGATCGGCCAGATGCTGTTCATCTGCACCGCTGGGCTACCAGAGCGCAGCTATGCCGAAGTTGGCCGTTACAACGCGGATCTCGCCGTAACCGCCAGCAAGGGCTAACCTGCCACCGTGGAGAGCCCGAGCCCCGGTCTGTCAGCCAGCCGGGGCTTTTTATTTGCGCTCCATCGGATGCTTCAGCGGGGCCATCCGTTGCCGGCGGACCATACCAGGAGCTTCGGCAGGATCATCGACCGGGATGAGGGTGTAGTCATCGCACCCGTGAGTCTCGGCAAAGTGCTGGGCGCTGATGTGTGTGGTGAACGGCCCGACGTGCCACGGGCCGATGCGCAAGATGTAGGTCATTCGGTGATGTTTTCGTCGAGGTAGCTGATCATGTGCCAGGCCATTTCTTCGATGACCTCGTACTGGCGGGCACGCACACGCTCGATGATGTCAGCGTTGTCGTCAAAAGCCCAGTGGTCGGGATCGGTGAACTCAGCGCGGCTGGGCACCTCAGCCACCCAGGCGAGCAGCGGGCCGTTGTAGGTGTCCACCAGGCGGTCGGCTACATCGCCAATCACGTCCTGGAAGTCCACGGCACCCCACACCTCGTCACGCTCCTCCTCGGCGCACTCCAGGAAGCTGTGGGCCAGGGCGCAGGTGGTCTCGAAGCGCCAGTCGTTCGGCAGCTCCTCATCGTGGAGGAGCATCAGCAGATCCTGCCAGCGATCGACCAGGCAACGCTTGCCATCGGGGCTGAAGCTGTAGGCGAGATCCTGAAGGCCGAGGTAGATGGTGGGGAAGGAAGTCATGGTGGAGAGGATCGAGGGGAGCTGGCGATGGATCGAGCAGAGCCCCCCCCGGATCGAGGGGAGCTGGCGGTAATCAGGCGTTGACCGGCAGGATCTGGTGCATCGCCCGGATCCGGGGGCAGCTGATGGATGCGATGCGCTTCTGGGCCAGGGCGAAGGAACCGCAAAAGCTGAGCACCTTGGTGTCGGAGCAAACAGCGTGGGTATAGGTGCGCTCGGTGCGGCGCTTGGCGATGGTGCCGTTGGGGAGGGTGACGGTGAGGACGGTCATGGATCGGAGAGCGGTGGGAGCGGCGCCCCCGGTGAACTAAGTATGCACCACCGGCGGTGCTATCGGGGGATGGGCCGTTGTATTTCTCAACCCTGGTTGCCGTCGCTACCGTGAGCCAAGCGGCGGCCAGCCCATGCGGGCGTTCTACCTAGAGATCTCCGCCAAGCTCATCATCCGATCCGACACCGACCCCGACGACCTGCCAGCTGACATCTACGCACACCTGGCTGAGTTCATCCCCTCCGATGAAGACATCCTCGACATCGAGGTGAACGCCGTCCCCCTGCCGCCGGATCTCAGTGGATCAAACCCACATTGACGAGACGCGCCTGGTCACCCGCCGGACCGCACGCGATCAGATCCACCTCGCCTGGAACTACCAGTGCGCCTACTGCGGCGACAGCCTGGGCCGCAGCCCCACCCTCGACCATGTGGTACCCAAGGTCCATGGTGGTCTCACCGTTCGCGAAAACCTCGTCAGCTGCTGCCTGATGTGCAACAGCCAGAAAGGCCACAAGCCCTGGGTGGACTGGTATCGCCAGCAGCCGTTCTGGTCCGCGCTCGGTGAATGGGCCATTGCCCAGTGGATCACCGACACCTCAGAACATCGTCAGCCAGATGGTGGCGAGCAGCATGCCGCCTAACCAGGTGAGCCCGAAGATCACGACCGGGGGATACTTCATGGCTGCAGCATCTGGTTCAGGTAGATCTCAGCCTGGAACAAGTCCGAGCTGTACCGGCAGATCCCACCAACGCAGCTGCGGTAATACACCTCTCCCTTCTCAGCCGGCAGCAGCACCTCGATGTAGCCGCCATCACGGTCGGTGCGGCTGATCACTTCAGGTCCGAACATCACCGCCCCTCCTGCTGGTGGATCCAGGTTTTGAGCCCACTCACATACTCGCGCAGCATTTGCGCCTGCTGGAGGTGCCAGCGGTCGCCGGAGTCGATCCACAGCATGTTGTGGCGATCGACAGCCTGCAGCGCCTGGTGGATCAGCACGTTCCACGGCTCACGCACCGGCGTGTTCCACTCCCGCTTCGACACGGCAACCTGGCGGCCACCTTCAGTCTGCCGAGCGGATTGCCGGCTCAAACATCTCGCACCGTGGCGCGTATCGCCCGCCACTACGCTTCGCCTCTGGCAGGTTCAACGCGCAGCCCTGCACGCGCATGTCCCACTGGAGGCAATCCCAGCACATCCGGTTTGGCTCTGGCCGCAGCTGCACCACCGCGGCCCGGAAGATCGACTGCGCCCGCAGCAGCGCCTCCTGCAGCTGCACCGTGCCGGTGTCAGCCTCTAGCTGATGCTCAGCCCGCGGGCCAAGCACCACACGCGCGTGCCAGGTTCGATCAGCTCGGCTGCACACCAGCAACAGTCGGCCGGCGTACAGACTGATCATTCGTCCTCGCCGTAGCTCGGCTGGTGGAAGATTCGCTCCAGCTGCATCGAAGCCGGCTCAGCGTGCCCATCAGTGACGTAGCCAGCCGTCGCATCGCTGGGGTCAGCGGCGACGAAGATTGCGGGGAAGTTCCGCTCCTTCAGCACCACCAAGCTGGTGCGCGGGCTGCGGCACAGGATCCGCAGCGCCAGGCGCTCGATCAGGGTCAGACCAGGCAGGAAAGGAATCATTGTTCCAGTTTGGCAATGAGTCGGTTGAGATACCACCTCGCTTTGGCGGCATTAACGACAGGATCCCCTTTGTCCCACATTCGCAAGATGTAACGCAGGATGTGCCCCTGGCAGTTGCCAAGCACCGGATCCGGCGCCTTGGCGATTGCAGCCTCGATCACGTCGATGGCCTCGGTGGCGCCGACCTGATAGTGCGGCGGGTGGTTGACCAGGTCAGACACGGGAAGGTGCTCCTCTCTTGGGTGTGCGTTCAAGGTCGGCGGCCATTTCAGCAGCAGCGCGCAACATGGTGCTGAGCGGGATGCCACTGATCGAGCGGTCGGCCATCCAGCGAATAGCCAGGCGGTAGCCATGGCTGGCGTTGCCGTTGCCGATCTTCCTGGCCATGGCTATTTCCTCGTCCGTCACGCGGATGTTCAACGTGCGGTTACGGATCTTGGCGGCTATGACCATTTGTCCCCCAGCAGCTGCCGGCGGCAGACCTCAATGGCCTGCTGCGCTTGTTTCTCGGTCATCACCGATTCGGTGGCGTCCATAGCCTTGACCACCTTGGCGAACAGCTCGGCGTAGTCGGTGTCTCTGAAGTTGGCCGCAAGGTCGCGGGCGAACTCCTCCCACAGGCCGGTGTAGGTGCTGCGCAGCGGGTGGCCGTATGGCAGCTGGTCGCGGCCGCTGTGCTGATAGAGGCTCTCCATCATGTCGGCGCGTCGCTGGTCGAGCTGGTGCGGCTTCATAGGTCGAGGTGTTGGCGAAGGTGGAGCAGCTCAGCGCAGAGCTGTTCGCGGTTTTTGATGCCGACCGTGGCGCGCAGCTGGTCGATGCGAATGTCAATCAGCGTGCGCATGCGTTGGCGCTCATCCTGCTGCCCCTGGCGGTAGGTGCCGCTGTCAGAGATCAGCCGGTTGATTCTGGCGCGGATGTCGGTCATGGCTCGGCCTCCAGCTCGGCGGCGATGGCGAGGAGCCAAGCGTGGATCGCCTGATGCGCGGCGAACACACCCGCGTCAGCATCGGTGTCACCAAACGGCCCGCTCATCTGAAGCTGACCCGCAACAGCTCGAAGGGCGCCCGGCAGGGCACCGTGCATCAGGCTTTTGGCAATGTGATCACCGTGCAATGGGTACTTGCCAAAGGCGCTTAGCACTGCTTGCGCGGCAGGGGAGAGGTCAGTCACGCCACCTCCACCTCAGCGCCGGGCCAGCGGTTCTGCGCATAGCGAATCGCGGCTTTGACGTTCTCAGCCTGGGTGGTCCACAGCATCGGCTGGGCACCACGGGGGTAGACGACCACGCGGTATTGGCGGGTGCGGGCTCTTGGCCGCGGCCGGCTGATGCCTTCGCCGTGCTTACTGGTGGGCTCATCTTCGGCCCACTGCCACGGCAGCATCGTGCCAATCGGAATGTCAGGCATGTTCGTTGGGGTCGGTGACGTTTTCAGGGTTAAGCCACTCAAGCTCTGACCACCAGTTCAGCCAGGTGTCGGCGGCAATCAGCTTGGCTTCGGTGAGGCTGTGCGCCAGCACGCACTCGATCACGTTGGCGGACTTGATCTGGAAGTAGAAGCGGCGCGGGGTCACTGGCGCACCTCCACGTAGGACTGAGTGCCGGTGTGGCTGGCGCCAGCCTGGTTGCCGTATTCGAGGCCGATCATGGCGAACACGGCGGCGACGACCAGCAGGCAGATGGCGTTGTTGATGCGGTTGATCACGAGTCGGCTCCAGAAAGTTGCTTGGCGGTTTCAGGCTCGGGCCAGAAACGCTGGC